GTTTGTCTGTATACTGGTTGGAAGACTATTGGTTCAATAGCAGAGTTCAAAGAAGGTAAATACGATATTATTGTAGCCAACATTACAAAAATATCTAGAGGACATAACTTGCAGTGTGCTCACACTACACTTTATTACTCTAACACTTATTCCATGGAACATAGACAGCAGTCAGAGTTCCGTACATTCCGTATTGGTCAGAAGCATCCTTGTACTTATGTAGACTATGTGTCAAGTCCTGTTGATAAGATGGTACTTGATGCATTGAAACTTAAGAAAGGCTTGCTTGAGTATATTCGTGATAAAGACATTAAGGAGGTTATTTAATGGCAGTTCTTGTTACTAAACCTGGCAAATATGCAAAGTGTATTTGTTGTGGTAGTGACCAGTACGATATGCATGAGTTTCAGTTCTTTCATGATATTGGAATGAAGACATGTATTACTTTGTGTAAACCTTGTGTATATCAGATGGCAGATATGATGACACAAGATACAGTAAATAAATTGGAGGCAAAAGATGACAAAAGAACAGAGAACAATTAAAGCACAGGCAGTACAGATTACTGACCTAGCAAATGAAGTAGCAAAGTTAAAATCAGACCTTGAAACCACACGCTCGTATAAAGAGCAGTGTTCTAATGAATTAGCAGATATAAATGCTACATTTGACTTGCTTGGTGTACCACAGCGTGTTAAGGATACCTATCATTACCTCACTGCTAATGCACGTTTGACATTGTTTCTTGCTCAGCAGAGTGGTATTAAAGTTGAACAGCCTAAGGAGGACCAATGAACAAGAACACATTTAATAGAGCACAGCAACTGTACAGTGATATACAGCAGATACGTATAGACATTAAAAATATAAAGTATTATGAACAAAAGCATTTTAAGTCTGGTGTTCCTTTGGTACTAAAAATACCATTTACTACTGGTCCATACGCTGTAGACTCAGACGTGATTATTACAGATAAAGAACTTATAAGCGAAGTTCTTAACTGTATTAAAATATATTGTGTTAAGACTATTCAAAATGCAGAAAAAGAATTGGAGGATTTATAATGGACGCATTGTCTAGACCAACATTAATCTCTTTAGAGCAGATAATTGGTAATGCAGAAGGATGCATTGTAAGTATTGAACAGGACCTTGATAAAGAGTGCCTCGTTATACAAAACGAATTAGGTCAAAAGACTACAATGAACTGCAGAATGAATTCTGTAGGAGCTACAATTAGACAGGTATGTAATCATGTAAGTAAACGAGACATCTTTAGTTATGAAGAAAATTATACAGTAGGCATGTAAGGAGGATAACTAATGTTTACTAGTTTTATTTTGGTTCATTGTGATGAACAGCCGATTATGATTAATATCCTGGATATTAGTTATATCAAAGGCAATGAAATTTTCTTAAGGTCAGAGTCTCATGATTACTCTATACAGTGTGACGAAGACTTTGAAGAACTCAACGACAAGCTTTGCAAGGAGTTGAATAATGAATAAGCCAGAATACATAACAGTGCTTAAAGAATGTCCTTTCTGTCATGCTAACACAAGCATAACATTACCAAAGGACAGTTACACACGTTGGAGGTCAGGCAGTTCTATTCAGAGCGCTTGGCCTGAAGGTTCTGTAGCAGAACGTGAAACACTTATCAGTGGTCTGTGTGACGTTTGTCAGGGAGCCGTGTTTGACGAATGAACTACAAGCAGCGAGCAGACTTCCGTAAGACGAAGGAATGGAAAGCTTGGCGTGCTAAATGTAGACTACATTGCTCTAGAGACTATATAACCAAAAAGCCTTTAGAGCGGGAGTGGAACCTACATCACTTAGACCTTAATACGTCACGCTATAACCAGATTACAGATATGAAAAGGTTTATGCCATTAAATAAAAAGACTCATGAGATAGTACATGAGATTTATAAATGGTATAAGAAAGACCCTAGTGTCTTGGACAGATTAAAAGAAACCTTAGACAAGATGAAGGAGTACACATCAGATGAAGATTAGTGTTGAGACAATCAAGTACACACATAACAAGACTGGTAATACTTATTACTTGTTAACTACTGCAGCAATTGAATGTACAAATGGTAGAGAGGACATTCCATATGTAGTATATATGAATGAGCAGGGATTAATCTTCGTGCGGGAGCGTGATGAGTTTTACCAGAAGTTCACGAAAGCATAAATGTATGTTTTATTTATTAGCTAATTTTGTAAAAATATACATTTATATGTTATAATTACTAATATGACAGACTTAGAGCTTAAAGCCAAGATTAAAGAAGCCTATCTACCTATGATAGATAGTTTAGTTGAGCAGACCTTAACAGTGTTCAAGGCTATCAATGATAATCTCAGTGGCATGCCAAAAGACATGCAGGATGAGATTATAAACACTGTACTAAAATCACATCAGGACGTACTCAAAAACTCTATCAACAGTATGCTACCTGAAGACTTTGCAGACAAATTAAAAGGAGCAATGAATGGCAGAAAACTTTGATTACTTGAACCCTATTAATACTTCTGATAAAGAAGTACTCAAGAACTTATCTCAGATGGGTGAGAAACTTAAAGAGCTTCAGCTCAAGATGCTGGAAGCACAGACACTTGCAGAGCAGGCCAAGAAGGAATACGAGCATTACGCAAATGTAGTTATTCCACAGGAAATGTTCAGTGCAGGTGTAGACTCTATTGGCCTTTCTTCCGGTGGCAGTATTAAAGTTAAGCACAGCTTTTACTGTCAGCCAAACAAGAATGCTGAAGACCGCAAGACTATTGTTGAATGGTTACGTGCAAATGGCGGCGGCCACCTTGTAAAGCATGACGCAAGTGTAAGCGCTGAGGATATGGACAAGTTAGAACAGAACGGTATTCCATTCGTTGAGAACACTTCAGTGAATACAACATCACTCAAAGCATTCTTGAAGGACAAGATTGGTGCTACAACAGGTGTTCAGCAGATTACTATTGACCAGATACCTGCTTGTATTCATTTCCAGGAAGTTACAACTGTAGAGTTGGAGGTATAAATGAAAAAAGGTAAAAGTTATTACGTAGTATGCACACAGACAAAACTCTTTGTGTATACCAATGAAAAGTGTAATGAACTTGTTGGAATGGCTGGAGTCACAAGACCTAGAGACTTTGATTATCAGACATTATACAGACTCGCATTATGGACAGGAGAAAAAGATGAGTAGTGCAAAAGTACAGCCAAAGCAAAAGACAATCCAGAAGACATACAGGATTGATGTTAAGTTTACAAGTACTATTGGTGAATACGAAAAGTCTTGTTATATCGTAGTGACAGGTATTCCAGAAGAATTACCAAAGGAATATTATGAAACAATTAAGCTCAGTGCTGAGCAGCAGTTTGCTAATGCTCTTCAGACAAAGAGTTTCTTGGAACTTTATCCTGTAGGCAAAACAGCAAAGGACTGTCATCCGCTGTTCTTTAATGTTAAGAACATTAATTACCTTGAAATAAGCAACGTTACAGATATTGACTAAGAGGTGATACATGTCACTTTATGATGATGTATATGGTGTGTCCTATGGTAACGCAGTAAATAAGACCAACATTCTTAATGCTGAAATTTCTGCGGCCGTAGGACAAGGCTTTGCATCAAGGGAAGAGCTTGAGGAATGGGCACATGACCATTTGTTAGATAAAGTGGTTTATATGAACATGAACCATAAGCTCTTCTGTGTAAGTCATAAAGGTGAACTGCTGACATCCAGTGACTTCAAAGATTATTATAGTTCCGTGTTGTTCATAGCTGAGCGGCATGGTTCTAGAGTAATTGAGACTCCATGGGTGCCAGCAGGCTTTTCTTTTTATGACAAAGCGTACATTGCTGCAGAGCAATCTGATGGGTTGCATAGACCTTTGTTCTATAGAGACTATACAGTCCCTTCAGGTTATTACAACGAAGAGCGTGATGCTTTTAATGTGGCTAAGCCTTTCCCGGTATTTGCAAAAGAAACCGGTAGAGATACGAGTCATATATACACATACATTCAGCATATTGCCGGTGAATGTGCAATGTGGCTTTTGGCTTGGTTAAGAGCAAAACTGTTATACCCAACAACCAAGACTCAGGTAGTACCTATAATCGTGTCACGAGCACAAGGTTCTGGTAAAACTACTTTTGCAGAAGTAATCTGTAAAGGTTTGTTTGGTAAAGACAATGTAATTGTGTCTGACCAGTACGATGCTACAGCGCGGTTCAATGCAGACTATGCAGATGCTTTAATTGTTTGTCAAGAAGAGAAAGAGTTAGAGGATAAGCGTAATCCTGCAGGTGCTTTGAAGTCACGCGCTACTGCTACTACTATACGTAAGGAGCAGAAAGGCGTTGACCCAATATACCAGGAGTCTTACACGGACTTTATTATGACCACTAATAAAGACGTGCCTATTAAGTTTGATGGTCGTGAGGACCAGAGACGGTTCATGATTATGGAAGCAGACGAACATTTTACAAGGAAAGAGTCTACTCTTGCTGATGAAGTATTCACAAAGCTTTATGGCTATGATGCTAATTTCAATAGGGTAGGTACTCCTTTCCAAGATGATAAAGACCTCATAGCACAGTTTAAGCATGAATTGTTTACTCGTGAGGACATTGCTAAAGTCCCATTACGTAACTTTCCAAAGACAGCAGCATATAAGAGATGCTTTACTTTACCTCGTACAACTGAAGCTACTGAAATTGAAAGTATCTTAAGGTCTTTAGCACCATTTATTAAAGCAAGTCTTGAACAGAATAAAATTGTACAAGAGATACCTGATTATGGTAAACTTAGTGATGTTGTAACAATACCTGCTGCAATACAATTTATGCCAGCATACAAAGACATTAAGAAGTTCATTGCTATCTGTAGACCATACGTGTTTAATGATAGCACAACAGGTAAACCTTATTCTCATTCTACTGTAGAACGTGGTATTAATGACTGTGGTCCGTGGTTATTGGATGAATATGGTATCATGCTCATTCCAAACATGGAACCTTTACCTGGCGGCTTTACAAACATATCTGGTAGATATAAGATGGCACCAACAGCTCGTTTCTCATTAGCAGATGACTGTGGTGTAGATAATGACAAGCCAAAAGAGTCATTATACAAGCCTATGCCTAAGGTCACCCTCAGGTCAGAGAAACGTATTGGTGAAAGACTTAGAGTAAACAAGCGCTTTAAGCCTGACCCAAATGGTTGCTTTGAAACTGTCAATGAAATGAAGCCAGGTACTACTGACTTAACTAACAAAACACAGAATGTACAGTATATGGATACCTTCTTGCTCGAGTCTGATGAGACAAGTCACTTGAATAAGAAGATTGAAGAGCAGAGAGCATCAGAATGGCAGGACATTTACGGTGACTCAAAGCCTATACCAGCAGATGTATTGTATCGCGAACGTTTACAACACTCACTTAAAGAGGCACAGAGACTCTTTGATGACGGCATAGCATGCAGATTAGTTTACTCTGGTGCCAAGTCTCATCATATTCTTATACGTGTTAAAGACGCACCTACTAATCCTGAAGAGTACGCCTGGTTACATGCATATCTTGCTACAACAGTATCTGACAAGTTAGTATTTGATGAGTCTACCTCTGACCCAGCAAGATTAACTCGTTCACCAATAAGACTTGAACGTTTGTCAGTTGCTTATGGTATACAGGTTGAAGGTACACAGAACATTATCTGTGAAGACTGGAACCACGTGTATGATATTAAGTGGCGTGACCTCTATGACATATGGAAGAACAGACCACTTAAGAAGTCTGAACAGGTTAATGGCAGACGTCTTATGCCTACTAGACCAGAGTACCAGGATGCAGCAGAAGCAATCGTTAATACAACGTTCTGGACAGATAGTAAGTGGGACGGTGAGAGACAGAGATGTTTCTTCCCTGCATATCGTATATTACGTCTGCTCGGCTACACACATGAGCAACTGTGGGATGAAGGCATAATGACTAAAGGCGTAGAAAAGTATAAGAAGACCGAAGACATTATGTACTGGAAGACAAGATACAAGTCTTCTATAGTCCAGCAGATTGATGAGCAAGTAGACGAATATGAAAGGAGATTAAACGAAGATGAGTGAAGTAATCTATGAAGACCCAATATGGGAATATGCTCTTGTAGCAAAGCTTCAGCCTTATTTACCAGCTGTTAAACACTTCTGGGAGCATTACTCAGAGTTGCATCCTACTTCAACAGGTGTAACACCATATGAACCTAAGGACGTTGAATGTCCACCGGGTTTAATGATACGTATGACAAATACACCTGTACGTTCACCTATTAAGCATGTGCAAGCATTCCCGTTTGTACCTGTGTCTTATTTACAGATTGCAGGCGTGTCTGGTGGCGTGAACAAAATGGTAGAACGCATATGTCATAAGGGTCTTGAACTTGAAGGTCTGGTAATTATTGAAAAGCATAATCTGCCAAGCACATACCAGAACGGTATGATACTTTGCTTCGTACCGAAAGACGTGCTTGAAGGAGCCAGGGACTTAGGAAAGTATGTATACTTAACTTTCCAGGAGTTATGCATAATGGCACAAGGTGACTTACCTAAGACGGTTTGTGCTAAGTGTGCCCAGTATACAAAATAAATATTAGCTAATATTTGTTTTTTCAAACAAATGTCAGTATAATATAATAAAATTAAAATCGTGACTGGATTAGTCAGTCACTAGGAGTATTTATGGCAAGTACCAAAACAAAAGCAAGCGAAGTAAACGCTTCATTCCTCGAGGGTTTCGCAGGCCAGGGTCTCGAAACAATTTCAGCTAATGAACAGGCAATCCCATATCTGGGACTTGTTCAGCCAGACTCAGAAGCTGCAAGCGACGGAGCAACACCAGGTGTATGGCGTAACTCAGCAACAGGCGAAGAGTACGGTAACGTGGTAACAGTAATTCCACTTGCATTCCGCACAATTTGGTCTGAACGTGACAGTGAACCACCATTCGGAACTATCGGCAGATACGCACCACACTCAATTGATGTTACTATCCAGCAGCCAAAAGGCGGCAAGGGTTATCCTAAGATGATTAACCCTGAAACAGGCAACGAAGTACAGGAACTTTATGTTTATGCTGTAATTCTGCCAGAGCATCCTGAAGCAGGTGTAATGTTATTCAACCCTACAGTTTCTTCAATGAGAACATGTAAGTCTTGGAACACACAGCTCAAGGGTCAGATTTTACCAAACGGAATGCAGGCACCAATCTTCGCTTATGCTTGGGATATGGCTTGCGACCTTGTTGACAATCCAGCCAAGAAGGGTGCAAAAATGGCCAAGTTCGTGAAGGTACAGCGTGGAGCAGTAATCTCAGAAGAACTGTTCAATGACTATGTACAGCCACAGCTTCCAGCTATTCAGCAGACAGTACTCAGCATCACATCAGACGCTGGTGTATCTGATGATGAAGACTAATTAAAATAGGGGCTCGGATATTTATCCGGGCTCTTATTGTCTGAGGTTTATATGTCAGATGGAATGAAATTTGATACTGGTAAGAACAGGCTTGACCTTATAGAACCTGAATTCATTGAAAATGTAGGTGAGGTTCTTACTTTTGGAGCAGATAAATATGCACCAAACAATTGGCAAAAGGTTGAAGACCCTGTTAATAGATATTATGCTGCTACACTGCGTCATCTTTTAGCTTGGCGCAGAGGTGAGAAGATTGACCCAGAGTCTGGATTAAACCATCTCAGTCATGTAGCAACAAACATAATGTTCTTAATGCACTTTGATAAGGAGTAAAACAAATGGCAGACATTAGTAACTACACTTTTACAGGTAGACTTGGCCAGGATGCACAGATAAAACAGACACCAAATGGCAAGACTTACATGGAAATGTCTTGTGCAGTTAACACCGGTTATGGTGATTACAAGAAGACCACATGGGTAAAGGTAAAGCAGTGGGGCGAACGGGTAAACAATATCGTTAGTCTGTTCACTAAGGGCGCACTGATTGGAGCTTCTGGCGAAGTATCAGTTAACAGCTGGATTGACAAGAACGGTGCTGCTCATGCTGAACTTGAAGTTACTTGTATGAGCATTAACTTACTTGCAAGTAAGCAGAAAGCAGAGGAACCTGCACCTGAAAACGATGAGGATATAACATTCTAATGAAAGTATCTGAACACTTGATTAATGCGGAAGTTGGTCATGACCCTGAGCCTATTGGCGACGGACATGACTCTGAACGCATCTGGGACAGCAAGAACCAGCGTTATGTAGAAGCATATCGTAAGGTATTTGCTGATGAACTTGGAATTGATGTCAATGACATACCTGACAATATGTATATTCATCATATTGATGGTGACCGTATGAACAATGACATTGATAATCTTATGTTGTGTACTAAGAAGGCACACGAAAACCTGGAGACAATGATTAATCCAGATAAGTACTGTGTAAAAGACTAGTGCATAAGGCCAGAGCAATCTGGCTATTGTCTTGTGGTGTAAAGGTAGCACATCAGCTTTTGGTGCTGAGTGTACGGGTTCGAGTCCTGTCAAGACAGATAATGTCAGTAGCTATCAGCATAGGTGCAACTCCTGTCGACCTCTCAGCGGTGACGCTACTCGTATGGCTTACAAAAATTGAATGTAGGTAGAGGGGCCGTAGTTTAGTTAGTTAGAACCAGTAGCACTGACCCGGGACATTAGCTCAGCGGTTAGAGCAGAGGACTCATAATCCTTTGGTCCTTAGTTCAAATCTAAGATGTCCCATAGTCTATCGTTGATAGACACCGAGCCAGTTACCGAGGTCCTGACGGTGCTGGCTCACTTTATTTTGGCCAACTATGGAGGAAATAGTTATGTATGATTTCAAAGAACTAATTAGTAAAAACAAAGGTTGTGGTGGTATGTGTCGTAATTGCAGATACCGATATTACTTTCAACCGCCATTTGGTACTGGCTGGGTAGCATGTGATATTATAACAGATGACGAAAAAACATTTGCTAATGCAATAGCTGACATACCTTTAGAGATACGTAATAACTGTCCGGGATTTGAAAAGAAAACTTTATTTAGCTGGGTCAAAAAACCTAGACCAAGAATAATTTATCAAGAAGTTAACAGTGAGGATAAAGTGTTATGCACAGATTAATAGCAATGGACGTTGAAACCGCAGGAGAGTTATTTGACCCTGATGGTAGAATACTCTGTTGCGGTGCACATGGCGACGGTATATCAAAGGTCTTTGACTTTGATAACCCTAATGACGTACAAGAATGCAGAGACATTCTTGCTGACCCAGATATAGACAAAGTGTTTCACAACTGTCTGTACGATACATCATGGTTCTACATAAAGTATGACATGGTAATCAGAGGCATAATTCATGACACAATGACCAGAGCATCATTGATTGATGAATACCAGCCTTTGAACCTTGATGACTGCTGTAAGAGACTGGGTATCAGAGGTAAGAATAAGAATGAGACCATTGAAGCATGGTTCAGCAGTTGGCAGACTGTTATGAAAGGTTGCGCAAAAGGTCTTAAGAAAGGTTTAGTTACAGATGACAATCAGGTCTTTAATCCAGAGGACGGTAACACTTACAAATTGTCAGATGCAGAACTTGATAACCTTGTACAAGGTACTTACAAGAAGAAAGTGTGGGATAACTCACTTTTGCTCTGGCTATCTTCCCTTGAGTTCAAAAATCAGATGATGAAATACAACTTACAGGACTGTGTAGCTACATTCCAGCTGTTCCATGCTCAAGAAAGGTTCATGAAACCTTTACAAAGAGTCTACGAACTTGAATGTAAGCTCATTCCAATCTTGCTACGTATGAAAAAAGTAGGTATCAGAATTGACACAGATGCTATGTCCAGGTTAACTGAACAGGTAGCGGCTGAGCGTGCCAGAATTGAAAACCAACTGATTGAAGTTTACGGTATAAATGGTGAAATGATTAACAGTTCTAAGCAACTGGGAGCTAGATTAAATGAGATGGGTATACACAGCCCAGTACGTACCAAAACTGGTAACGAAAGCTGGGGTGTAGACGCAATATCACGTATCCATCATCCTGTTGTACCAATGATTGAAGAGTTCAAGAACTATGATGCTATCCTGCATAAGTACTTACTTGGCTCACTCTCAAGTTCTATAATCAATGGTAGAATTCATTGTACCTTCTTGCCTATGTTACGTGAAGAAGGTGGCACTGTAACAGGTAGATTTAGCTGTAAGGACCCAAATCTTCAGCAAATACCTGCCAGAAACAAAGGCCACGGAAAAGACTTCTCACAGGATATGCGTGCTTTGTTCTTGCCTGAAGAAGGTCAGATGATTGCTGCTGATGACTACTCGCAGATTGAAGCAGTACTGCTTGGACACTTCGCGAAAGGCTCACAAGCTGACTGGTTCAGAGAGCAGTTGAAAGCAGGTGCTGACTTGCATAACATTGTAATGGACATGACAGGCATTACATACAGACCTGTTGTTAAAACATTTAACTACGGTTGTATCTATGGTATGGGCTGGAAGACTGCTCTTGATAAGAACTATCTTAGATTTGAGAAACTGGCCAGTGAAGAAGGCATTGATGTTGAAACGTTCGCGAAGGACTTGTACTACACATACCACAAGAAATTCCCAGTTATCAAAGACACAATGGAATGGTGTCAGAACCTTGCTAAAGCACAGGGTTACATTGATACAATGGGCGGTAGACGTTTACACAAGCCTAAGGCAGCCTATGACCCAGCGACTGGTAAGATTAATGACTTCATCTACAAGATGCTTAATAAACTTATCCAGGGTACTGCAGCAGATATACTTAAGCAAGCGCTCATTACAGCTGACGAGGCGGGTATATATGATGTGCTCACGTTACATTTGTTAGTACATGATGAGCAGGTTAACTCTGTACCATTTGATAAAGAAGGTGCAGAGGCAGCAACTGAGCTTCAGCGTATAATGGGTAGTGTGTATAAAGACCAGTTACTTGTACCTATCAAGGCTGAATGCGAACTTGGTCCTAACTGGGGATATTGGTCTAGCAGAATATACAAGGATATGCAGAACGGTATCTTTAATCCTGCTGAATTCCAGGCAGACTATAGGGAGACACACTAATGCGAGTGTACTACTTTTACAGATACGTAAATCAAAGTTGTTCAGAGGTAAAGTTTCTTGGTACGTTTGAGACCAATAAACCTATCCTTGAACTCTGGGACTTATTGTTCCAGGTATTCTGTGGTGATGGTTCTGACGGCGGAATGTTCGTCAGGAATAGTTTAATATAGAGGTAGCATATGCGAGATGATTTCAAAGTGTATTGTGAATGTATACAGTTCACAGATGACGAAGGTCACACAGGTAACTTGCCTGTGTACAAAACGAAGCTTGCAGCTTGTGCAGATGTATCACTGCCAGTTGACATCAGAATTCCAGCACGGTCTTCATTCAAAGTAGACCTGCTCATCGGGTTCAATATTCCTGATGATATGAAGATTATGATGTACCCACGGTCAAGTTTACTTGTTATGAAAGGTTTGATACAGCCAACAAGTGTAATTGATGCAGATTACTCAGGCCAGCATGTTCATGTACCATTCTACAATCCTACAGACCATGAGATAGTACTTGAGCAGGGTGAACGTGTAGCACAGATTGAATGTGTGCCTAGATATGATTGCAGAGACTTGATACATGAGACTAATGAAAGAACCGGTGGGTTCGGGAGTACAGGAAAATGA